TCCCCGCCGCTGACGCGCAGGGCATCAAGGAGCGCATCGCCATGGACATTGAGCGATACGGCGACTGCAAGGTCGTGAGCATTGTAAGCGACCGGGGACAGGAAGAACAGCTGCGAATGAAAGGAGCAAAATTATGAGCATCAACATCAAGAAGTACACCAAAGACCAGATGGCGAAGATGGTGGAGGAAACTGAGGAAAAATTCAAATCGAAGAGAGATGAATATCACGAGTTGGCTGAACAGTTTAGCTCCCGAAAAAAAGAAATCGTTGAACTGCGAAGCGATTTGGTGAAGAAGAACCAGACCATCAGTAGCCTGAAGGCCGAGAACGCCGCCCTGACCGAGCAGATCGACCAGATGAACGGCGAGGCCATCAACAAGGCCAATGATATCGAGAAGCTGAAAGCGGACGCGGATGCGCTGCGAAATAAGCTCGCTGACACTGAGGCGGCGCTTGGGCGGGCGAACGACGAGTGCGCTTTTAAGCAAGAGGCCCTTAATGTAATGCGTAACAGGCGCTACAACGCCGAGCAGCGCGCCAATTACGCAGAAGCCCACCCGTGGCGTAACCTGTGGGCATGGGTTAAGAGAAAGCTGAGCCGTAAGTAAGTGGGTTGTTATTATCCGCTGTGAGTTAAAACAAAAAGGGGGCAAAGATGGACGCTAAGCGCCTAAACCGTGACGCAGTTGTATATAAGCAAATTGCGATTCACGGGGGAGAGCAAAACGATAGTGGTCTTATTTTGGCAGCGAAAGCATATCGAAAACAAGGTACTGTAAGATATGTAAATTTCGATAGCGAATACATAGTTGCAGAAATTGAAGGAGCAAAAGAAGTTTTTCGAGCAGAGCGGAGGCGCATATGAGCACGTTTCCTGAACGCCTGCGGAGGTTACGCGAACGCCAGCAATTAAAGCGCTGCGTGCTGTCCGAGCTGTGCGGGCTGAATCGGAATACCATCAAGCGGTATGAGATGGGGACGCAGAAACCATCAATGGACGCGCTGATAAGCATCGCCGACTATTTCGGCGTGTCGATTGATTATTTGCTCGGGCGGTCGGACTACCCGAAAAGTTTATAAAAAATATTTTGCAAAACTCACTTATAAGTGAGTTAGCGCATTGCAATTATGGGAGAATTGAACCGCAGAGGTGTAAAGGCCTTTGCGGTTCTCTCATTTATGGCGTGTACCTCCTGCGCCATAGCGGGGCGCGGTGCTTTTCATCTTTTCACACTGCCCCCCGCACCATGCCGCACGCACGATGCAGCCCACGATCAGGGCCGAGAGATCGCACCTCTCATGCGGCACAGGACCTCGCGCACCTCTCAACGATGTGGCCCAGCGGGGACATATACGGCATAGGTGCCCCGTAAGGGGAGACCACAGCGAGTGACGGGGACTTTCCCTGAAGCGCTAAAGCAGGGCAGGACTGCAATGCCGTACCAACCACACAAGCGGGCGAGGAAGCGCGAGAAGTTAAGTGCACACAAGCTGATGGCCACAGCGGCGGACAGTTAATCCGCAAAAACAGTGTGCGGCTGATGAAAAGGCGCCGCGCGGTGTGGCGCCAGAGGCCGAGTAGCGCCCGGACAATGTGAGACCGTTCGGTATGGCTCACATGAAAATGACAATGGCTGCTGAAAACTGCACGGTGGGAGGGAAACGCCTCAATGTAATGGTGCTGCACACTGTAAAGCAGCAACCCGTGATGTGACAATCTAAGCGACAAGCCGAACAAAACGTATATTTAGCTCAGTTGGAAGAGAGCTTTGAGCGGCCCTTCGGGGCGGGTAAAGTCTGCTATGTAAGGCCAAGGGGCGGGGGCTGGTAGCAAATAACTACGACAAGAGAGGTGGTGACGAGTGCCATTAACAGCAAAGCAAGAAAGATTTGTTCAAGAGTACCTTGTGGACTTAAATGCCACTCAGGCCGCCGCGAGAGCCGGGTACAAGAACGCCGAAAAAGGTAGGCAGTTAGTTACGAATAGTAACGTTTCGGCTGCTATCCAGAAAGCAAAGGCAGAAAGACAGAAACGAACGGAAGTAACGCAGGACTATGTTATAGAAAAACTCAAAGAAATCGCAGACAAGCCTGCGTCTGATTGCACGGAAAGCGATTTGAAATATGCGAATAAGCTAAAAGCGCTTGAAATGTTGGCGAAGCATACGGGTGTGTTCGACAAGCAAGACAACGCAAGCGCTGATTCCGTTGTCAAGGTAATTATCGATGTCTGACATTCGTTTATCCGAGAAAATCGGCCCTGCGTTTTACGATATCGCGCATGATGTTTTTCGTCACGGGCACACGCATTACGACTTTAGCGGTGGGCGCGGTTCGCTGAAATCGTCTACAGTATCAATTCTTGTACCGCTTTTACTGGTTTCCAATCCGGGAACGCACGCGCTTGTGCTGCGCAAGGTGGCAAACACGATCCGCGATAGCGTGTATGCGCAGTATATTTGGGCAATCAGTGAGCTGGGCATGGCGGCGTATTGGGAAGCCAAGGTTTCCCCGATGGAGCTGATTTATAAGCCAACAGGGCAGAAGATCATGTTCCGGGGCGCTGACGATCCCATGAAGATCAAGTCTATCAAGGTTCCGTTCGGCTATATCGCCGTAACGCACTTTGAAGAGAAAGACCAGTTTGCCGGACGCGCGGAAATCCGAAATATTTTGCAGTCGACCATGCGCGGCGGCTCGGTGTTTTGGAATTTTGAGAGCTACAACCCGCCGATTTCGCGCGACAACTGGGCGAACAAGGACAGTTTGGAAGAGCGCGCTGACCGGCTGTGCCACAAGTCAACGTACTTGCAAGCCCCGCCAGAGTGGCTTGGTGAGCAGTTTTTAGCGGAGGCGGAACATCTCAAGGCCACGGACGAGAGAGCGTACCAGCATGAGTATTTGGGCATTCCTGTGGGCACGGGCGGCAACGTGTTTGACAAGCTGGAACTGCGGGAAATTACCGATGAAGAAGTCAAAAGTTTTGACCGCATCTATCAAGGGGTGGACTTCGGCTGGTTTCCTGACCCATTCGCTTTTATCCGCCTGCATTATGACAGAGCGAGAGAGACGATATATCTGCTGGACGAGATTTATCAAAATAAGCTATCTAACGAGCAGAGCGCGAACATGATAAAGCAATACGGATATAACAATATTCGGACAATCTGCGACAGCGCAGAACCGAAGAGCGTTGCAGATCTCCGCGCGATGGGGCTACCTGCGTATGAAGCGGTAAAAGGCCCCGGCTCGGTGGAATACGGCATGAAGTTTTTACAGCGGAGAACAATCGTCATTGACAGGCGACGCACACCAAACGCTTACAATGAGTTTGTAGGATACGAATACGAACGAAACAAAGACGGCGACATTATCAGCGGCTACCCTGACGCGAACAACCACTTGATTGACGCGACGAGGTATGCGTTAGAGCCTGTCAGCCGCAGAATGGGAGTTATTGCATGAGCAATGCAGTTATCCAAAAGTTAAAAGAACTTGGCTATACGACGATCCCGGAAGAGTTTTACAGCCAAGTTGACCTCTGGAAGTCCTGGTATGTTGGGAAAGTAAAGGATTTTCACAGATACAGAGAATATAACGGGCATGAGTGGGTGAAAAAGAAGCGGTCTTCGCTTGGAATGGGAAAGAAAGTCTGCGAAGATTGGGCAAATCTGCTCATGAACGAAAAGGTTAAAATCACTCTTGAAGGCAAAAAAGAGCAGGAATTTATTGACCGCATTTTGGAAGAAAACAACTTTACCGTAAAAGCAAACGAAATGCAGGAAATGAAGTCTGCGCTCGGAACAGTTGCGTATGTCCCCCGCGTTATTGGCCAGAAAGTAAACGACTACGATGCTCCGATTCCCGGAAGCGCGGAAGACATTGCAATCGACTATGTGACGATGGAGCACATTTACCCGCTTTCATGGCGAAATGGCGTGATTACAGAGTGCGCATTTGATAGTGTTGTAACACGGTTCGGACATCAGTATTTGTTCCTGCAAATCTTTAAAAAAGAGCGAACCGGCAAATACACAATCGAAAACAGCATTTATTTGTACGAGAATGAAACGCTGTCGGAAGTTAGCCTTGCATCCGTTGATGGCTTTGAGCATATCCCGCGTGTCGTCCATACGGGGAGCGCGGAAAAACAGTTTGTGATAGATCGCCCGAACATCGCCAACAATTTCGATTATCTCTTGCCCGTCGGCGTCCCTGTTTATGCAAATGCTCTTGACGTGCTGGAAAGCGTAGACAAGGCGTTTAACTGCTATGGAAACGAGTTTGACAATGGCGCGTTGCTGCTGATGGTAAAAATGCCAGCAACAAGGTATGAGGACGGGAAACCGACTTTGAACAATAACGATAGTAGGTTTTACCTTCTCCCAGAGGACACGCAGCAAGGGAACGTTGTCGAACCAATTTCCCCACAGTTAAGAACCCAGCAGTTAAATATCGGGTTGCAAGACCAGCTCAATATTCTTTCCAGCAAGTGCGGTTTCGGCGAGACCTATTATCGGTTTAACGGCGATAGCGTCGCGACAGCAACGCAAGTTATCAGCGAAAACTCCACCATGTTTCGCACCATTAAAAAGCATGAGATTGTGCTCGAGCAGGCTCTCGTGGAGTTGTGCCGCATTCTGCTTCGACTGGGCAACACGGCTATGAACGCTGGGCTGAATGAAGAAGTGGAAATCTCTATCGACTTTGATGACAGCATCATTGAGGACAAGCAAACCGACTTTACCCGCGATATGCAGCTCTTGCAGGCGGGCATTATGAACGATTGGGAGTTCCGCATGAAGTGGATGAACGAGGACGAGGCAACCGCAAAGGCGGCGCTGCCTAAGATGCAGGACATGACAACCGAAGGACAAGAGGAGGTAGAATGATGGGCGGTAGAGGCGGAGCCAGTGGCGGAATTGGAGCCGGAGAAACTGGGCGCGGGCGCGGTATAAGCCTTGCGCGGTTTTTGTCACAGCAAGATATTACCCGAGCAAACGCTGCGTCTGTCACTGATATGGGCGATATTATCAGGCGCACATTTGAGCGCAACGCTGCTGAAATCAATGGGCTTGAGCTGACGGACGCTGAAAAGAAAGACGCAGTAAAGCAGATGGCAACTCTCGCAACAACGGCGCTCAAAACGGCGGCAGGAGCAGTCAATCCTTATGCAAGCGGGCCTGCGCGCCTGACAACGGCGCAGAAAACAGGAAGCGCCGCAGACAGAGCTGCAAGAGCGCGCGGTGAAATGGATAGCTACATGCGGAAATTGCGTGACCAGTCCAATAAAAACCGCAAAGCAGCAGAAAACAAGGCGTTTTCCAATGCCTTTGTAACAGCGCAAAAGTCCGGCGCGTTGGAAGTTACGGTAAACGGCAAGAAATACCGCAGGGCTAACAAGCGCAGCGGTACATGGCGTCCGGTATGATTAACTTTGAAAATCTCGACAAGTTTACATTCCCCGGCGTGGGCAAGTACGGCATCCCGCAGATTGAGCCGGTCAAGGCGTATCCAAACGGGGAGTTTATCCCTGTGAATTACCATTACACGGCGAAGGACACGAAAAGCAAGATCGTGCATTTCTTTGTGGACGATTATCAATTCATCCGATACTGGAACGCGCCGGACAAATACATTCCGAAACTGTCGCAATTTGCGGCGGTGTGCGCGCCTGACTTCTCCACATACACGGATATGCCGTTGGCGATGCAGATATACAATCATTACCGCAAGCACTGGTTGGCGGCGTATTGGCAAATGCACGGCATGATGGTCTATCCAACGATCTCATGGAGCGACGAGAACAGTTACGATTGGTGCTTTGACGGTGAGCCAGTCGGCGGAATAGTTGCGGTTAGTTCGGTAGGTACACAGCAGAACAAGGAAAGCAAGCGGCTGTTTCTGCGCGGCTACGAGGAAATGATGAAGAGGCTTTCGCCGGAATGGGTGATATTCTACGGAAAAGTGCCGGAAGAATGCGACTGGAATGTAATCCGCGTGAAGCCGCATTATGACGAGATTGTGAAACGGAGGAAAGCAAATGAAATATCCGTTTCAGCCGGAAGTCCTTGACGAACTCCCGGAAGAACTGGCAGAGCTGTTCCGGTCTCTTGAAGATACGCTGCTTGACGAGATATGCAGCCGTTTGAAGCTGGCAGATCAGCTCAACGAAGTCACGGTACAGAATATTCGGGCGCTGCGGTCGCACGGCATCGACCTTAAGGACATTGAAGAGGCAATCCGAAAGACCTCTGGCATCAGCGAAAAAAAGTTGCAAGAGCTGCTTGACGATGTAGTAGAGCGGAATCAGAAGTATTACACCGACCTTATCGACCTTACCCATATAACGCAGCCGGAAACGCTGGTGAGCATTGAGGACACCTGGGCAATATACGAGCAGACGAAGCAGACCATGCGCAACCTTACGCGGTCTATGGGCTTTCTGGTGGACGCTGGGCGGACGATGCTTCCCCCTGCAAAAGCGTATCAATGGGCTTTAGACAATGCCACAATGCAAATTCAGAGCGGCGCTATCAGCTACAATCAGGCTATCAAATCGGCGGTGCGTCAGTTGGCGCAAAGCGGGTTGAAAGTCGTAGATTATGAGAGCGGACACCGTGACCAGATCGACGTAGCCGCCCGCCGCGCAGTTATGACGGCGGTAAATCAAATTTGCGCAAAGTATACGGAGCAGTCCGCCAAATGGCTGGAAACGCCATATTTCGAGGTTTCCGCTCATGCGGGCGCACGCGATAAGCCGGGGCAGTCACCGTGGTCATCTCACAAGGCGTGGCAAGGCCGTGTGTATTCAGTTCGTAGCGGGGATATTTACCAGAATATCTACGAGGTATGCGGGCTTGGCGCGGTCGATGGGCTTGAGGGCGCAAACTGCCGCCATAAGCGCAGCGTCTGGGTTGAGGGTGTGTCAGAACGCACTTACACCGATGAGCAGCTTGAGCGTATCGACGATGGACTCGGCTGCACCTTTGAGGGCAAGACATACACGGCGTATGAAGCAACACAGATGCAACGGCGTGTTGAGCGCCAGATTATCAAGCAGGACAGGCTTGTAACAGCGTATAAGGCAAGCGAGCAAAAGGACGAATATTATGCCGCAGAAGCGAAACTTGTAAGACTGATCGCCAAATATAAGGCTTTTAGTGCAGCGGCGGGGTTGCCGCTGCAACGGGAAAGGACAAAGGTGCTGTATTGAACTGGGAAGAAGTCAAAAAGGCAATCGATGCAATTTTAAAGCGCGGTAACGATGTGGAAATTCGCCGCAAAGAAGACGGGTACATCGTTTTAGAGGTCAAGAAGACAATCAAATACAGCACTTCCGCGCAATAGGGCGCGGGAAAGGGCAATAGGAGCCGAACGGTACGCGGATTTTGCGTGTTGTTCGGCTCTTTTGTTTTAGGAGGGCTAAATATGGCAGAAGAAAATGGAGTTTGGCGCACAATCAGTGGGCGGCGCGTTTTCATTCGAGACGGACAGAGCCTAACGGACGCGATGCGAGAAAGCGGGAAGTTTGACCGCGAGGAAACTGGCGGCGCGGGGCACATTGACGAGGGGGATTTGTATGAGGCGCTTGAAAATCTGCCAGACGACGAGGCTGAAAAGCTAATCCAGTCAATTAGGTACTACACAGATGATTATACGTGGTCGCTCGAAACGAAAGAAGAAGTCCAAAACATCAACAAAGCCATAGAAGAAGCAAAGTCCGTTCACTGGAACGATGGCGAGCTTTATCGTGGAATTAACGTTGATTCGGATTTTTTGGAAAGTCTCAAAGAGGGAGACGTGATCGAAACAGGGCTCCCCAGTTCTTGGAGTTCGGACGCTTCGGTTGCAGTCGAATTTGCGTCCGGACAGCATTTAGACTCTTCAAATGGCACAAGCGCTGTTCTGGTTGACACTACAAGCGGGGCAAGAAACGCAATATCAATTCGAGATTTTTCCAGATACCCAGATGAGCAGGAAGTTTTATATAGCGGTAACTCTTCTTTCCGAGTAGTCGGCTTCCGCGAAGAAGAGAATCCAGCTGATGGGAGCACTATTTACATGGTTGAAGTTGAGGAGGTCAGAAAATGAAAAGCGAGAATGGAATTACATTGCAGCGAAAATGGGAATCAAAATTCAATGCTGTTTCTGTGAAAAAGAGTTTGCAAACCAGGCTTAAAACACAAATGCAGAAAAACGCTGTGGCAAAAAAACGCAGTGGAAATAAAGGAGAATAAAAAATGGCAGACGAAATCATTACTTTTGATGAAATACTGGCTGACCCCACCTATAAGGCGGAGTTTGACAGGCGAATCACAAAGGCACTTTCGACTGTTCAGAGCAAGCTGGACGCGGAAGTGGAGAAGAATAAGCAGTTTGCGGCAAGTGGAAACGCGGAAGTGGAAGCGCTCAAAAAGGAAATCGATGGTTATAAATCCAAGATTGCCGATTATGACTACGCAGATGTGATCCGCAAAACGCTTGCTGAAAAGGGCGTAAAATTCAGCTCTAAAGCTGCAGAAAAGGCGTATTTGGCAGACCTAAAAGCAAAACACCTTGAAATCAAGGACGGGGCGCTTGATGGGTTTGACGAATGGCACAAGGCGCAAGTCAGCGCCGATCCGTCCGCGTTCCAAGACGGCGTAAAAATCGACTGGTCTGCCGCTGTTGGCGGCGGCGAAAAGAAAACAGATACCAATGCCGCGATGAACAATCTGATTCGCAGCGCACTGAAATAAAAAAGGAGAATCAAAAATGGCAACTATTGATCGTTCCGCACTTTCCGGACTTATTCCGGAACCCGTAACCCGCGAGATCATGCAGGGCGCTATCGCCGAATCTGCTGTCCTTCGTATGGGCCGCAGGCTGGCGAATATGTCCAGCAAGACGCAGACCATTAACGTGCTTGACGCACTTCCTTCTGCATACTTCGTGAACGGCGAGGCCACCGACAGTGGCGCAGGTGAGGCATTCAAGCAGACCACCAAGATGGCGTGGGACAAGAAGAAGCTGTATGCCGAGGAAATCGCGGTTATTGTCCCCATTCCTGAGGCTGCACTCGATGATGCGGACTATGACATTTGGGGCGAGGTCAAGCCCCGCCTGACCGAGGCTTTCGGCAAGGTCATTGACGCCGCTATTCTGTTTGGCACGAACAAACCCGGCACTTGGCGCGATGGCGTTGTGCCTACCGCTATTGCCGCTGGCAACGGCGTTCCCGTCAGTTCTGATGTTTACGCCGACATCATGGGCGATGGCGGCCTGATTTCCAAGGTTGAGTTGGACGGTTTCAACCCCAACGGCGTTATGTCCGCTATCCAGATGCGCGGTAAGCTGCGCGGCCTTCGCGACACTTCCGGTCAGCCTATTTTCAAGACCGATATGCAGGGCGCTACCCGCTATGGTCTTGACGGCATGGATATGTACTTCCCCATGAACGGCGCGTTTGACCCCGCACAGGCTCAGATGATCGTCGGCGATTGGAGCCAGCTTGTCTATGCCATTCGCCAGGACATGACTTTCAAGATCTTCACTGAGGGCGTTATTCAGGATCCTGCGACCAAGGCAATCACCTACAACCTCATGCAGAACGATATGGTCGCGCTTCGTGCCGTCATGCGTCTCGGCTGGGAGATCGCGAACCCCATCAACGCCTACAATGCGGAAAAGGCGAACCCGTTCCCCTTCTCCGTTTACGGAAAGGGCGGCGCTATTTCCACCGTTACCGTTACTCCCGCTACCGCAACCGTAAAGAAGGGAGAGAGCAAGCTGTTTACCGCCAAGGTTGAGGGAGAGGGCATCATCAATGGCGATGTCGAATGGTCTCAGGACGGAACGAAGAGCAAGATCAGCGATGAGGGCGTTCTGACCGTTTCCGCTACCGAAACCAAGAGCAGCATCACCGTTACCGCAAAGTCTAAGCAGGACGGCGCAAAGACCGGCACTGCCACCGTTACCGTCTCTGCCTGATTTGAAAGGAGCTGACCCGCATGACTTACGCAGACTTTGAATACTATTCCGGCACTTACATGGGCGCCGTGAGCGAAAACGACTTTCCGCGTCTTGTTGTCCGCGCCAGCTCCTTCCTCGATTACTACACGCGCAACAGGGCAAAAGACCATGCCGATCTGGAAGCGGTAAAGATGTGCTGCTGTGCACTTGTGGACAAGTATGCAGTCATCGAGTCGGCGCAGGCGCTTGCCATGAAAAACCTTGCAAACGCCGCGGCAAATGATGCGGAAGTAAAAAGCGAAACGGTAGGCAGTTGCTCCAGAACGTTTGCAACTGGCGGAGAATCTGCCTTGTCTGCGCTAAATGCGACAGACGGCGCGAAGAAACTGCTTGCGGGAACGTGCATGGAATATCTTGCCCATACTGGGCTGCTGTATCGCGGAGGTGGTTGTAGATGTACGCTCCCCACACTGTAACGATTTACAACATTGTGCAGGAGATCGACCCGGCAACCCTTGATGAGGTCGAAAAGGTCTACACCACGATATTGCGCGGTGTGATGCTCCAAGCGTCTAAAGGCGTGAACGTGCGCGAAAGCGGCCTTGAAAGCGCTGACGCTGTAAATCTGTATATCCCGTTCTCCGTGGAAGCGGTGGACGGGGTAACAGGTAAGCCGAAAGCTTACATCGGCCCGCAATCATTTTTCAAGGCGGCAGATAAGTCCGAGCTGTGGACGCTCTCGGTCAATGGGAATGGCGGAACGACCTTTTTTGTAAAGGGCGAGTTTGTCACGGACAACGAGACGGTAGCACTGGCGCACGATGACTGCTACAACCTCACCAAGGTTGACATGATGGACTACGGAAGCCCGGATATGCAGCATTTTGAGTGCGGAGGGGCCTGATATGGCGCTGAAATTCACGGTGCATACCGAGGGTATGGACGTGCTTGAATACATCATCGCGCGGGTCTGTACAAAGGCAGAACACGTCGTTGCGGTGCAGGTGGAGGAAGACACGCAGCCATTTGTGCCGTCCTCTGGAGCTGCCGCAGGGCTTATGAACAGGACGCGTGTCATCGGAAACAGTATTGTATATCCGGGACCTTATGCCCGATACCTCTACTTCGGGAAGCTGATGGTAGACCCTGAAACTGGCAGCTCTTGGGTGCGAAAAGGCGAACACAAGGTAGTGACAGATCGGAATTTGGTGTTCAGAACAGATGTTAATCCACAAGCACAAGCACATTGGTTTGAAACATCTAAGGCGCAAAACCTTGATAAGTGGGTGCGTGTAGCAGATAAGGCGGTGAAGAAGTTTGGAAAAGATTAAAAAGACGGTTTCGGCGGCGGAAGAAGATCAGGTCTCCCGCAAGCTGCTTGCGTGGTTAAACACATTCCCTGACAAGCCGGTTGATTTGATTCGATTCGAATTTCTTCCCGCCGATACTCCGGCGATGGCGCTGTCTACGATTCAGGCGGCGTATATCGTCAAGAAATACATTCTCGGCGGGTATCAGGCGGAATACCAATTTAAGGTCATCTACCGCATGAAACCGGGGAATAGCAACGACAAGCGGCTCAAAGCTGACGAGCTGCTTAACGCTTTGGGCGATTGGGCAGCAAGCGAAACACCGCCTGACATTGGCGACGGCCGGCGCGTCATTCGCATTGAGCTTACAACGCGATCCTCTCTTTTCGCCATGTATGAGAACGGCGACGAGGATCACCAAATCCTTATGAAAATGAACTACGAGGTGATTAAAAATGGCTGATATGACCTTTAACACCACGGCGGGGCAGACCGTAGATCGCGAACTTCTGATCGCGTATCTCAACACGGGCGAAACCGGAACCCCCACGTGGTCTCCCCTCGGTACGCGCGTTACGGATTCCAGCATGGAATACGACTGGCAGGAGGATTCCTCGAAGGACATTCTCGGCACGACGCGCACGACCATGAAGAAACCCATCATCACGCAGACCTTTGACCCGTCTGATCTGGACGCTGGGGATCCCGCCATCGTCAAGGTTTGGAATCTCGCGGTCAAGGAGCAGAACGCGGCGGCGCTGGCAAATCAGGACGTGCTGATTGTCCACGCCTATGCAGGCACGGCAAAGACCGCAGTATTTGCGGAGCGCTATTCGTCCTGCATGGTTAAGCCCTCTTCCCTCGGCGGCGAGGGTGGCGGCTTTATCGGTATGCCCATCGACGTGACGCTTGGCGGCACGCGCAAGACGGGCACTGCGGCCATTTCCGGCGGCACTGTCACGTTTACAGAGGACTAAATCAAAGAGGGCTGGCGTTTGTCAGCCCTCATTTCGGAGGTAAGTATGGAACTGAATTTTGGAGACGGCCTTGTAACATATACCATCAACGGGAAGTGCGATGTGTCGTTTAACCCGACCGATAGCAACTTTGTCGAGCGGCTTTATCTCGCGTTTGAAGAGCTGGACAAAAAGCAGGAAGGATATAAGACCCAGATCGAGAAGATGGGGGATAAAAAGCAGATTTTCGCTTTTGCTCGTGAGCGCGATGCGGAAATGCGCAAAATTATCGATAGCGTGTTTGATGCCCCCGTCGCAGACGCTTTGTTTGGCGGCATGAATGTATACGCAATGGCGGAAGGTGTGCCTGTTTGGTGCAATCTTATGCTTGCCATTATGGACGAGATCGACACGTCGTTTTCCAGAGAACAGAAATTCACCAACCCGCGCATTAAAAAGTATCTGGATCGAAATAAAAACCATTAAAGGCGGTATTGCAGCATGGAGTACGGGCTTCCCAAAAAGGTTGAAATCAAAGGCGAATGGTTTGATATCCGCTACGATTATCGCGTAATGTTGGATATCTTTGATGCGCTGAATGATGACGCCTTAGATGATGAAGAACGCGCTTATGTTGTCCTCAATCGTTTTTACATGGATTTTGACGCATTGCCTGATTATGACGAAGCGATAGAGAAATTCTATTGGTTTGCTAATGGCGGGCAGAATGCCGACAACGGCAAGAAGCAGCCCAAACTTGTTGATTGGGGAAAAGATTTTTCTCTTGTCGTATCGCCAGTAAACCGAATTCTTGGTTATGAAATTCGAGCAATGGAATACGACCCAGAAGCCAACACCGGCGGCATCCATTGGTGGACATTTCTTAGCGCATATATGGAAATTGGGGACTGTTTATTCTCCCAGGTGATCCGAATTAGGGATTTGCAAGCAAGAGGAAAAGCACTCGACAAATCCGACAGAGAGTTTTACCGGAGGAATCGAGATATCATTGACCTCCCAGAGCATCGAACGGTCGAAGAAAATAGAACAATTGATATGTGGTTAGGAAAAAAAGAGACCAGCCCATAGAGGGCTGGCGTTCTTACAGATCAACCATGATTTTATCGGCCTTTTTCAAAGACTTATATCGGGATTCAACCGTTTTACCATCTTGCGGGCGAACCGTTACGTCAAAGACGATGTATTTTGTTTCGCCGGAAAAGTAAGTGATTACCAAAAAGCGTTTCTTGTTTTTCATTGTCTTTTTCTTGGCAGACCCGCCGAGAGCTGCGCCCAGAGGCCCTAAAAAAATAGCTCCGGCAACTGCTCCGCCAACGCTGGAAACATATTGCGTTTGGATTTCTTGCGGGGTCATCACCGATACGTCGATAAGCTTATCTGTTGGAAGCGAAAACGTTTGTCCGCTTGCAGAGAATTCAATTAAATCATTAGAAAGTGACGCGGCACAAATAGAACCGCTTGGCAGATCAAGCCCTGAAACTAACTGCAATTTTAGTTTAGTAATTCGATTGGTGGATGGTGCTTGTTGAGATTTTGATTTTTCTATATTCGGATAAACGCGAATAACAAAAAAAGACCCAATGATGACAGGCAAAAAGACGATGACCAAAGACCCGAACGTCCCACCCTTCCCGTCTGGCCCTTTTGGGAAAATATCTTCCGACAGAAGAAGAACAATTGTGCTGCAAAACCATCCCAAAAAGAAAAAAAGTATTTTTTTCAGTGTTTTCACTGAAATCCCTCCCTTCCCCGCTACTATATATCGATAAAAGAATTTAGTCAACAATAATAGGAGGTGGTCATGTGGCGAATGCAGATGGATCCATTGTCATTGCTGTAGACGCGGACGATAAACAAGCGCAGAAAGAACTTAGCAAGCTTGTAAATAAGATCGATTCGCTCAACGATAAAATCTATAAAAAACAGCAAGAAAGGATGCCGTTGCTTGAACAGTCAAAGCAGCTTGGCGCAGAACTCGATTCCGCAAAAGCAAAGCTTGACCAGATGCAGCGCGGAGATTCGTTTTATACGTCAGGCGCAGTTAAAGAACAATCACAATATGTAAATGGGCTTCAAAAAGAGTGGAATTCCGTAAATGCAAAAATCGAAAAGGCAGATTCGTACATAAATGCGAACAACGCGAGCCTTGATCGTGCAAAAGAAAAAGCCGGTGAGCTTTCGGCGCAAATCTCTGCGGCTGGGACTAATACTAACGCAATGTCCGTAGCAACCAAACGCGCAGAAGCATATATGGATAAATTCGCAAATAGAGTTAAGAAACTTGCCCTTCGCGCATTCGTGTTTACGATGATTGCAAAAGCGCTATCTGTCCTCAGAAATTATCTCTGGAAAACCATTCAGGCTAACGATGATGCAGCGGCGGCGATAGGGCAATTAAAGGGCGCATTGTTAACTCTCGTGCAGCCTTTGCTCAATGTAATTATTCCGGCATTTACGGAATTGGTAAGAATCCTCACAAACGTTGTGAGCGCGATTGCAAATGTTGTTTCAATGATTTTCGGGACAACTACAAAAAAATCGGCGGCGGCTGCAAAGAGTATGTACGAGGAAGCCAATGCAATTGAAAGTGTCGGCTCTGCGGCGAAGAGTACCGTTAGTTCGCTGGCAAGCTTTGACGAGATCAATCAATTATCAACCGATAAGGGCGGCGGAGGCGGCGCGGCATCCGCTCTCGCAGACCGCTTATCCCCCGTGTTTGATCAGTTTACGAGCGACGCATACAAAGCAAAAATTGATGAAATTACAGCGTATTTAAGCGGCGCATTGCTTGCTCTCGGTGCAATTCTTTGCTTCTCTGGTGCAAACATTCCTCTCGGTATTGCGCTTATGGCGGCAGGAGCAATTAGTCTTGTTTCCTTAATCGCCCTTAACTGGAATTCGATGAGCGACCAGTTAAGAGCCGCAATAACAAATGTTTTGCTTATTTTAGGGACTGCGGCGCTTGTGATTGGTGCAATTCTTTGCTTCTCCGGCGCAAACATCCCGCTCGGTATCGGGCTTATGGCGGTGGGGGCGGCAATGATTGCGACAGCGGTTGCTATCAATTGGAATGCAATGTACGACAAGACAAAAGAAACACTTACCAACATGCTCGTCTTGATTGGTACATTTGCGCTTGCAATCGGTGTTGCGTTGTGCTTCTCTGGCGCGAATATCCCGCTTGGCATTGCACTCATCATCATCGGTGCGGCGTCTCTTGCGACGGCAGTTGCCCTCAACTGGAATGAAATGAATAGCAACGTAAAACAGAAGTTAACGGATATCCTTTTGTTTGCAGCTAAAAGCTTGCTTGCACTCGGCATTATTCTTGCAATTTTCTGCCCTGCCGCATGGCCGTTGGCCTTTGGGCTGATGATTGCCGGTGGAGCTTCTCTCGTATCCGCTGCGGCTCTTAATTGGGATGCAATTTTGAGCAAAATTAAAGAAGTCTGGGGAGATATTACAAGCTGGTGGAATTCTACCGTCGCAAATAAGCTTTCACTTTCACACTGGAAAGAGGTCGGCAAAACGATCATAAACGGATTTCTAACTGGCGTTAAGTCTGCATGGGAAACCGTTAAATCATGGGTCGCAAACGCTGTCAGTTGGTTTAGAGGGAAATTTATTGAGGCGCAGAATTCAATTGCAGCATCCAATTCTTCCCGCGGCGGTGGGTTTGGCTCTACAAGGAGCGGCGGATTCCGCGCTGCTATGCCATCCATTAACACTGCGGCGATCCCGCTTGCGACCGGCGCGGTTATCCCGCCCAACAAAGAATTTCTTGCCGTGCTGGGCGACCAGAAAAGCGGGACGAACATTGAAACGCCGCTTGCCACGATGGTTGACGCATTTAAGCAGGCTATGGCGGAATCGGGCGGCGGTGCAACAACGGTCGTTATCCAGCTTGACGGTAAGGAAATCGCACGCAGCACCGTGAAGAACATTAACAACATGACGCGCGCGGCGGGTAAGCCCGTGCTGCTGTACTAAGGAGGTATAACATGGAAGTCCTTATTATCAACGGAACGGATTACTCGTACACAATCGCAACGAAAGGGTACGGGTGGAGCAGAAACGATCTCGACAGCGACAAGACCACCCGCACCAAAGATGGAAAAATGCGGCGCGATAAGATCACCACCAAGCGGAAACTGAGTTATACAACGCGCTCTATGCCTCGCGATAAGCTGGCAAAGCTCGATGATGATCTCAATAAAACAACGTGCACGGTCAAGTATCTTGACTTGCACGGAGTTCGAACCAGCACGTTTTACTGCTCGTCGATGGAATGCACGCTTGAGGAAGCGGCGGATGACAATGAGGTGTGGGGCGGCGCGACGTTTAACTTGATCGAGGTGTGATATGGGGCAGACAACAAGTGCGCTGTGGCGCGAGCTGCTCCACAAGCCCGGCACAGAACGAGAGTACAAATTTGACGTTGCGGGCACGGAATATGGCAAAGATGCGGAAGTGTCGCATTCTGTCGAATCGCAGTTGTTTGAAGAATTCGGCATCGGCAACGCCTGCTGCGCAACATTAAAACTGGCACTGTATGCGAACAACGTACCGCGCGCCGCGACGATCAAGCGTTATCTCAGGCTTGTTAATGGCAGTCAGGCAACAGACTGGATCCCCAAAGGCGTGTTTTTTACCAATCGCCGGTCCTGCGATGGGGATTATTGGGAACTTGAAGCATACGACGCTATGAGAAAGGCTGACGTTGTGTGGGAGCCAGCCCAGTCGCTTAACTTCCCGATGACTATGCCTGACGCTGTAAACATCTTTTGCCAGTTAATGGGCGTGGAGCTGGACAGCCGCACAGTGCTCAACAGCTCGTATACCATCGACTATCCCGCGAACGATTACACGATTCGCAATGAGCTATGTTTTATTGCAGCGGCGCACGGCGGGAACTGGATTATTACCGATGCAGGGAAACTGTTGCTTATTCCGTTGTTGTCCATGCCGAGCGAGACAAACTATCTCATTACAGAAGCGGGCAGCGCTATCACGTTTGGAGGGGTGAGGATTCTTGTCTGAAAAATATTACGTCGGCGGCGACATTACGAGTTTTTCTGACAATGGCAAGTACAAGCCTATCTCTCGCGTGACGCTGCTTGTGGATGACGAGAACAGCTTGACGGCGGGCGATGATACCGGCATGGAGGTCATTGCAAGTTGCCCACACGCTACGCAGCCAATGGTAAATGCTTTGCTGCAAACCATGAAAGGCTACCAGTATCAGGCTTACGAAGCAGGCGCGGCAAACATTGATCCAGCGGCAGAGCTGGGCGACGGCGTGACGGTTGGTGGCATTTATTCGCCGCTGTCTAAACTCTCTGATGATGGCCGCGGATATGCGGGCATTTCTTCCCCCGGAGAAGCGGAGATGGAAGACGAATATCCGGCTGGTGGGTACATCACGCAGGAATTTAACCGCAAGATTGCCGAAACACGCTCGACTATCACCAAGACCAGCGAGGAGATCAACCTCAAGGTGGAGGGCATCGACGGGCGGGTATCGGACATCACGCAAACGGTCGATGGGATCAGCTTATCCGTCACGTCAGCGTCCAACCCGGATGGCCAGACGACCGCGACGATCACGCTCAAGGTCGGCCCAAACAACTACACGGGCTACATTAAGCTCGACGGCAACGTGGACGTCTCCGGGCAGCTGTCGGCGGACGCGCTCTACTCCGCCTTCGGCGAGATCGCGGACTTGAGCGTCAACCGGCTGTCGACCTCTCGCCGGGTGGTCAAGTATCTTGCTAAAGACACAACGGACGACAATTTCATCCGCGTGGAGGGGCAGAGCCTTGAGTTTGTCGCGGGAATTGCCAAAAGCACGACGGAGCAGGCGAAAAACCCCAACGGGGAGCTGATCTACTGGGAGGCCGACCCCGCGGGCGCGTCGATCGGCTCGGACGGCTACCCTTACGCAAACGGCGAGCGCATTTTTACCACTACCAAGCAGACGAGCTGGCCGGTGATGGTCTATCAGTACGAGGAGCAAGTCAAGCGCGCGATCTCGTTCCAATCGGACGGCCAATACTACTACCCTGTGGACGTCTTTGGCGCGGGCGACGACAACGGCAAGCAGCGCGGCTATCTCGTCAAGCGGCAGAACTCGCTTGAGCTGACATACGAGACGAGCACGGGAAAGCAGCTCGGCCTCGCCGCGCTGGACGAGGGGTATTTGGACCTCTTCGGGCTTCGGAAAACCGTGGGACTTAATTTCGCAAGTTGGGAGCAGGGGGGCTTCTCCGAGACGGTAGAGGGTATCTCAGAGCCGCTCGAGTATGGGGTGGAGTTCGCGACGGTCGGAGGCAAAAAAGTTCCGATCAAGATCATCTACTCAGACGGGGCGGAAATGGCAATCCAGTGGACGGAGTGATAAGGATGGACAAAAATTGCTTTGTTAAGGGCGTTATGACGGGGAAAATGCTCAAGATGCGGAGTGTTGGGACACCGGCGAGTGCTGTATCCGTCGCGCCGTCCAGCGCCGCCGGTTACGACAAGGCAAGCTTTTTAGCGGGGCTTGCTGTCGGCATGAGCACACAGGGGGCCCTGCGATGGGCAGCATTGCTAGGCGTGATCAGTACAAGGGCATCGTCTACAGACGAAATGCTTGTAGAGCTTTACATCTTGGATATGCTCGGCAAGCTTGTTGTTCCAAAGGTGCCCGGTATGACAGCTCTCCAAAAATGGCTAAAAGAAGAAAAATTTACTGACCCGAGTGAGTATGCAGAAAGGCGCAAAAAATTCGGGCAGGAAATTGCTTGGTACTTTTATAAAAAGGGATTTAAGTTATCTGCTTATGGCGGTGTTGACTTACCTCTAAAAATAAAAGATATGACCAGCCTTAGATCCGGTGATAGTTCTGGCTACTGGAAATACTTTCCTTACGGTTCGTCCTATGGTGAGCAAGATGTAGCCTCGATTATATCTGATGGTTCGACGATTGGCTCAAATGTTCGTGCAAAATTTACCATGCCAGAAACAATCCCCGGAGGGTTGATCGGAGATTTTACACTCAAAATTACATGTAACGCATTGCCACGGGGAAAATACAGGCTATCGTGCGTTAGCGCACAGGCATGCACACCGGCACCTTTGGCTAATGCAGATGGGTTATGGGCTGGTATACAGCTTCAGCACCCGTACAACAAAGACCCAGGATACACCGTTACCAAAGAAACCGCTGGGGTTAAGTACAACAGTTACAACACGATTATGATTCGTGGATTTCCACCGGACAACTATATCGAATTTGACACCAAAGTCAATGGCGCTGAATTTTCGTTTTACGTTTGCCCTATATCTTCAGGCCGAGACGAAACCTCGATACCAAACTCGTATCTTGGTCGAGAAATTAAATTTGCACCCAATACGACATATACCGCATCGGTGGAATACTCGCTTGAATTGCTTGAAATTTATGACCCCATCCCAGACGAAAGAGCATCTCTTACAGATGTGTTAAAGGCGGCAGACAGGTCAGGGCTATACTATCAATCCATCACTGATGGGGCAACCCTATTGCCGATGCTACTGATCGATGATGACCCTGTTACAATACGAGATATCGAAAAAGTTAGAATAGCCAATAACGGAAAAGTACAGCCTGATGTAAAGTATTCTGCAAAAAATTACAGATACGATAAAACTGATGGGACTATGGAAGTATTAGCCGAAAACGATGATCCTGAATATATGCGGTTATTCAAATGGACAGACTACGTAGACGGAAAGACTGAAGAGCATGAAAAGATAACTGTTGTTAAATCTTGCGACTATGAGTTTACAAACGAGAAGGTATATTCAAAGCCTATTTTCCGCTTATACTCAACAGAAAAGGACAGCAAAGGATTAACTGTAAGTAGCTCTTTTAGTGTTGGGATAAGGAGGGTAACGTGATGATTTATAGAACCGTTGATAATCAGGGTGCAATGGCTGCTGCAAAGGATTTGATGGAAAGGCAATCAGATGGACTTGTGCTTTTGTTTTCGAGTGAGCTAGCCGTAGTTTACGGGCATCCTCAATACATCGACACAAATGTATGTGCACGCAATGGGGCATTTTTGTATCAGGCGTGGCACCTCGGAGGGGCTATTATTTGCTTCCCGGGAGATTTATCCATCATGGAGCTAAAAAATGGTGGAAGCAATTTCGGTTACGAATCCATTTCTGCTGTGCGCGATATGCTAGAAAGTCGTAAGATAGATGCTCTTATTGATGGAAACGACTTAATGGTAGACGGACGGAAATGTGGTTCCTGGGCTCGCACAATTGATAGTGGATATACCCAGATAGTAGTACACTTTTCCATCAATTCAGATATGCAGACCATTCAGGAGCTGTGCGCGAAACCGATGGTTAAGATTCCGGGTGCGCTGAGTGACTATGGAATTACTGCGGAGGATATATGGACAGTTATAAAAGAGCACATGCCGCTGTCATCGCTTACGCGCTCAACCTGATCGACCTATCGTGCACGCTCTGGGCGCTGCATGGCGGGGCGGTGGAGCTGAACCCGCTGATGCGGGAGGTCACGGTGATGGTGGGCTACAAGGTCATCATCGTGTGGGCGCTGCTGTGGTGGCTCTCTACCCGGAGGGAGAGGGCGGCGCGGTATGCGCTATACGTTGCTGCCGTGGTCTACGGGGCGGTGGACGTATACCATATAATCAATATTTTACAATAAAGGAGGGCAACATGGACAAAACCATTGGCGATCTGCTTGCGGCGGAGGCTGTAACGGCGGATGATCTCTTTGTGGCGCAACAAAATGGGACGGCAAAAAAGGTGTCCGGTGACACTTTGCGCAGATATTTGGGGGCGGAATCCGGGTTACCGAAGCCGACGGTAGAGGGCGCTTTTCTCCGCGTTCGGGGAGGAAAATGGACAGAGGAAACCGTGCCCGCGGCGGAAGGAGGGACGTTCTGATGGCGGAATATCTGGTGCAGGGCGAAAGCATTACGGCAGTCGCCGACGCCATCCGTGAAAAGGGCGGCACGACCGCGCCCCTGAGCTTCCCGGAGGGGATGGCCAAGGCGGTGAGAGGTATCCCGTCTGGCGGGACTGATATCTCCCTCGGCCTAACTGCCGCCACAGTGGGCCAGACTGTCAAAGTCAAGGCCGTTGACGCATCCGGCGTGCCGACTGCGTGGGAGGCGGTGGATGCCGCGGGGGGTGAAACGTGGGAAAAGATTGCGGAAATCGAACTGGCGGAGGCGGCGAGCCTGATTACAATCAGCCAAGATTCGGCCGGGAGGCCATTTGCGCTCAAGCGGGTCATGATTGACTGCGTGGCTAATATCGATCAGGATCACCCGATGACGTATGTCAAGACGCTTATTAACGGCTTTACTGTGAGCAAGAACGCTACATATAATTTTACCGGTAAAGAGGTCGGTTACTATGCGTTTTACGCCGAGCTGATACCCGGTAGTGGTGTACTTGCTTGGAACGTCGCCAGTGCTCAAAATTATAACTGGGAGTGTCCGATACAAAAAATGGGTTACAAATATACCAGAGTTGGGGAAGAAAGTGCAATTACGAAGCTTACAATATCCCCAGACGATGGCCAGAAAAACTTTGGTATTGCAGGTACGAAAATTAACGTGCTGGGGGTGAGAGCATGAAAATCTACGAAAATGGTATCTACCGCGATATGACTGCCGAAGAAATCGCGGAGCTGGAAAAGCTGGCGGCAGAAGCGCCCGCACCCGAGCCCTCTCCCGAAGAGCGCATTGCGGAACTTGAGAAAGACAACGCAGAGCTGCGTGAGGCGCTGGATGCGCTGCTTACGGGGGCGACAGTATGAATGAGTTGAGAAAGAAAGTTATCGAATATAACACTGAGGTCAAAACTGCACTACAAGCGGTCTACAACGACCTCAATCCAGGCCAACGCAAAAAGCTGCTGCGCAATCCCGTAATCCGCGCTATGTTTGAGCGGTACGGGGTGGAAATCGAAAAGTAAAGGAGAAAGGGAGCGGGATATGGATAATGCAAAGCATTACGATGACGCAGAGATCGCGCTGATTGAAAGCCGATGCAAGATCAATACGCACCGCATCAACGAGCTGCAGGAGCATCAAACGGCGCTTGACAGGCTGGCAACGTCGGTCGAAGTGCTGGCGACCAAGCAGGAGACCGTTGAGGGCGACGTCAAGGAGATCAAAGAGGACGTGAAAGGCATCACGGGCAAGGCGGGGAAGCGGTGGGACGGGATCGTGGACAAGCTGCTTGCGGCGCTGGTGGGCGCGTTCGTCGCGTGGCTGATCGCAGGGGGTGTGGCGTGATGGATGATTTTGCCGAAGTGGCAGTTGCCATCATCGTGGTCGCTGCCACGCTACTTGGCGCGGCGGTGGCCATTAAGGGCATCCGCGAACTCTGGATGTGGTGCATGGTATGAAGAAGTTGAGAAAGCGCGACAAGTACGTCATTGCGGCAGTGCTCAACCTCTGCTGGTACTGCGTTGCGGCACTTGTACTGACGGCCTTTGACAAGGCCGTGCCGGACAGCCTGACCGTCGCGTGGTTCGCCGCGTGGACGGCAGAACTCGGCCTGCTGGCTGGAATCAAAATCAAAGGAAAGGACGAATAATATGGAACTGATTCGCAAGAGACTGGCAAACCTGATGAGCGTCAAGAGCATCGTGACGCTGGTGCTGACGGGAGTATTTGCATACATGGCCGTCACGGGCAACATCTCGCAGGACTTTATGACCATTTACGCGGTCATCATCGCGTTCTATTTCGGCACGCAGAGCCAAAAGACGCAGGACGTGATCGACAGCAAGGGTGACGACAATGTATCACAGCCGTGACATTGCCGACCTGCGGGCGGACGTGCGGGCAAACTGCGTCATCTTCCTCGATCTCTGCAAGGAGGCGGGGCTTCCGGTGCTCGTGACGGAGACAGTCAGGGATGACGAGTACCAGCGCTATCTTGCCGCGAACGGCTACGCGGCAAAGACCGCGACGCGCCCGACGTTCCACAGCGTCAAGGCGGGACTGGCGTTCGACATCTGCAAAAACGTCAAGGGGCATGAGTACGACGATGCGTCGTTCTTTGCCCGCTGCGGGCAGATTGGCAAGCAGGTCGGCTTTTCGTGGGGCGGCGACTGGAAAAAATTCCCCGACAAGCCGCATTTCCAGTGGGACAACCATAGGCGATACACAGGGAGCATGATTTTGGCGGGCAAGTATCCGCTGGAAATGGAGGAGTACATGGATCAGGCAACGTTTAACAAGATGATGGACAGCTATTTGGCGCAGCTTGGCACCAAGCCCGTCTCTTCGTGGGCGGCGAAAGACTGGGCGGCGGCAAAAGCTGCGGGCATCACGGACGGCAGCGCGCCGCAGAGATTTATCACGCGGCAAGAAGTCGTGACGATGATCCAGAGAGCGACAAAATAACGGTGTCCGATTTGGGCACAGAAAGGAGCGGGCGGCGAAAGCCCACGCGCAAGCGCCTCTGCAAGCCTTACACGGGCATGAACAGTCAGCATAAGCGTATCCGCGCGCAACTATCCTCTATGGCTCCAAAGCGAGCTGTAGCGTATGTTTTATCCTTCAAGCTGCCGCAGGACGAGGCGGCGTGCATCATTGAGTGCGACGTTCGGCGGAAAAGCTGCGTACAGGTCGCGGACATGTTGCACGTCAGCGTTGACGGATTGGCAAAAATCAGGCGGAGAGCGTATACAAAAATTGCAGATGGGCAAGAGAAAAGCACCGACTAATCGTCGGTGCTTTTTCCGCTTTGTAATTGCTTTTTAACATATTTCAATCCACGGCGGCAGGATCGTGCCACTCCGAGTATGAGCGCCTCTCATACTCGACATCATCAATGTACCACGCCGGGTTGCAAATGTCAACCTTGCATTTCCGGGTGCTCGCGCCCAAAGGCTACGCCGTCATCATAAGCAGCTTTGAGCAGCGCCATCGTTTCGCCGATCTGCTGTGCACTGTACATATCCCACCACTCCGCTGGGATACGTTCCACCAGCAAGTGCATGGTCGTTGGGTACCCGCGCCATCCGCTGTATTCGCACGCCTGCTGGACCTTCAACTCTCTGCGGCGCTGATCGGCAGTTAGTCCCTCGTAGGCCTCGCGGGTGAAAATATCCTTTGCCTTGAGCTTTTTGACCGCGGGCGTGATATCGTCCATGCGGCAGGAGAAGATATCCGCCATCTTTCGCAAGGTGTCCGCGCTCGGATTCACGGTGCCGCGCTCCCAGCGGGAAATGTGGTTCTGAGCGACGCCCAGCGCAGCGGCGAGTTGCGCCTGCGTCATGCCAAGCTCTTCGCGATATTCCTTGATCGTCATGCCGAATCCTCCTTTACCACTGAGCCTTTTTAGGCTCCCAGTTGTAGTCACCGTCGTTCCAATGAGTCACAAGTTCCTCTGCCATCTTAATGGCTTCGTAGTAAGTCTGCGCGGCGTACACAACACCGCCGCTGGTGGTAACATCGCAACCACCGTTTACGATCTCACCCAGGTGCCCGTCTTCAAAAACTTCGTGCAGGACGCTGATGGATGCGATGGCGGAATACTCTCCGTCGTTCGTCGTGAACGTCTTTTCTGCAATCGTTTCAGAACCGGTTGGGATCTCGCCGTTTGCCATGGCCATAATCATCTGGATATCGTTCATTTCATTTACCTCCTGGGCTGCGCCCCTCTTGTTGATATAAATATACCATATATGGTATAATATGTCAAGCGCAAAATCGAAGTTTTTGAAAATATTTTCGCGGCAGAATACGGGCATTTTACGGGCGCTTTTGAGCGCCCGTTTTTTGATACCATATAGATAATAAAGGAGGTGCGCGAAATGTACGAACGGCTTTTAGCTTGTGGGTTTACCGAGCAAATGGCGATGGATATTTTGGCACTGTTTCCTGACCCTGACGAGCTGCGCACTTACGTCTATTTCGCGGAGCTATTTCATGTATAGCTATTTCAATCCAAATCCCACTGGGCGTAATGTGTCCGATTGCACCGTGCGTGCGATCTGCAAGGCGACCGGGAAGGACTGGGGCGAGGTCTATTTGTCGCTGTGCATACGAGGATACTTAGACGGCGATCTCCCCAATGCAAACGCCTGTTGGGGCGCATATCTGCGATCACTTGGGTATCGGCGCTATATCATGCCGGATACTTGCCCCGATTGCTACACGGTCGGTAGGTTTGCCGACGAGCACCCGCGCGGGACGTATATTCTCGCGCTCTCAGGACATGTGGTCTGCGTGCAAGATGGTGTGATTTACGATAGTTGGAACAGCGAGAACGAGATCCCGCTTTATTACTGGGCAAAAGAAACGGAGGAATGAACATGGCATATCCCTATTTCAATCCCTATTATCCGCAGCCAATACCGGACAACCTCATGCAGATGCGGCAGATGCAGCAGCCACAGATGCAGCCCATGCAGCAGCCAGTGCAACAGAACCCCATCGCGCAGGGCGGCGTGCAGTGGGTAAGCGGCGAGCAGGAGGCAAGAGGCTACCTGATCGCGCCCAACTCCGCCGTGGCGTTGTGGGATTCCACCGCTCCGACTGTGTACCTCAAGCAAGCAGACGCAAGCGGCAAGCCAACGCTCAAGATTTACGACCTCGTAGAACGCGCAGAAACGCCCCGTACAGCGCCACAGGAAAAGGGCGTGGAATTTGTCACCCGTAAGGAGTTTGACGCGCTGGCGGCGCTTGTTGGCGAATTGAAAGGCAAAAAAAAGCGCAAGGAGGAAGATGACGATGAATAATCCTTTTTTCGGTGCGCTCGGCGGCGGGAACGGCTTCATGCAGATGATGCAGCAGTTTCAGCAATTTAAGGCGAATTTTCAGGGCGACCCGAAAGTGGAGGTCGAAAAGCTCTTGCAAAGCGGCAAACTCTCGCAGGCGCAGTTAAACCAGCTACAGCAGATGGCAAAGCAATTCCAAAGTCTGATGCAATAATTAAATATTTATAGCGTTTTCTTTAATTCTTTATCGTGGCCACGATTTAGATAAAACTGACTTTAATTCAAAGGAGTGATACTATGTCTCTTTCTGACGGCGGCGTTCAGGCCACTATGCCTGTTGCGCCAACCGGCATGATGAACAGCGGCTTTGGCGGCTTCGGCGGCGATGGCGCGTGGTGGATCATCATTCTTTTCCTGTTTGTTTTCTGCGGCTGGGGCGGCAACGGCTGGGGAAACAACGGCAATTCCGGCGGCGTGGTCGACGGCTATGTGCTGACCTCTGATTTTGCCAATGTCGAGCGCAAGATCGACAGTGTAAATCAGGGCCTTTGCGACGGATTTTACCAGCAGGCGCAGCTTGCCAACGGCACCAACATGGCGATGGCAAACGGCTTTGCACAGGCCGAGCTGTCCCGCAGCAACCAGCAGGCGGCGCTGATGCAGCAGCTCAACGCCATGCAGATGCAGGCCGCTAATTGCTGCTGCGAAAACCGTGCAGCTATCGCCCAGGTGCGCTACGACATGGCGGCGCAGGCGTGCGACACGCGCAACACCGTGCAGAACGCCACACGCGACATCATTGACGCGAATAACCAGAACAGCCGCGCCATCCTCGACTTCCTGACGCAGAGCAAACTGGCTGACCTCCAGAGTGAGAACCAGGGCTTGAAGCTGGCGGCGTCTCAGGCGGCACAGAACAGCTATCTGGTCTCGCAGCTGCGTCCCTCTCCCATTCCGGCTTACACGGTGCAGAACCCCTATTGCTGCAACCAGTTTGCCGGTTGCGGCTGCTGACAACTGCATAGCATAGCTTTTTGTTGGCAATGTTTTGTTGACGTCAACAAAATGTTCGGCCCCGTGCCGATACTACGACAACGCGGCGGGGCAATAGCCCTGCCGCTGTATTTTTAGAAAGGATTGAACTCATGAAAACGATTGACGAACTGAAACAAGAGTTTGTGGACTACCTGGCTACTATGGATAAGTCCGAAATGAGCATGGTCGAACTCGCAAACTATGCCGATCTTCTGCATAAGGCGGACGCTCTTTTCAAGCCAAGCTATACAGATGTACTTGCATCCGGCTTCATCCCCCCTTTTGCAGCAACAACTTGGACGAAGGAGGAGAAGAAAAATGGCTGAATATGTTAACGCTGGTATTGTTACTGTTCTTGCTGGGCAGAATGTACCGCTGATTGCAACGGCGGCTTCCGGCAAGCCCTGCATTGTACACCGAGAAGGCAGCGGCATTGTCACTCTGCGCGGGCTGACGCAGCAGTGCAAGGCGCGCTTTAAGGTGAGCTTTGGCGCAAACATCGCCGTCCCAACGGGCGGCACGGTAAGCGCGATCACCACGGCGCTCGCGGTTAACGGCGAAGCGCTCGACAGCGCCGCGGCGACCGTCACGCCCGCTGCGGTGGAGAACTACTTTAACGTCTATGTCAGCGCCATCGTGGAAGTGCCGCGCGGCTGCTGCGTGACGGTAGCGGCAAAGAACACCAGCGCGGAGGCGGTCAGCTTTGCCAATAGTAACCTGACCATCGACCGCGTAAGCTGAAAGGAGAATGAACAATGGGTATGAAATCTATGTATGATCTGCGCGATATGCTCTGCAAGGAGCTGGAAGAGATCACCCGCAAGGGCGAGCTTGGCGCGGGCGACCTTGACATCGTGCATAAGCTGACCGACACCATCAAGAACATCGACAAGATCGAAACGCTTGAAGAGGACGGCTATTCCAGCCGCCGCGACGAGTACGACATGCGCGGCAGAAGCAGACGCAGCACGCACTACGTCCGCGGACATTACTCCCGTGACGGGGCAATGGATAAGATGAAGCATCAGTTGCAGGAGATGCTTGACGATGCGGACGATGACAGCATCCGCAGAGCAATCCAGCGCTGCATGGACACGATTGAGGGCTAAAGGGGGTGCACCCCTATGGTCGACGAAAATGAGGTTAATCGCTGGATAGCTCGCCTCGAGACGGAAGAATCAAGCTGGACAAACTATGAGCGCCTTGCCGTGCTGTATGCCATCCGTGACCAGCAAAGCGGCAGCAGAGAGAGGGCTTTGCCAACGGCATACTCCGCAGCACCCGCGCCGGTTAGCGTCGAAACATACGGCGACAGCGATTTTCTACATGCAGTGGCAGATGTTCCACCGGACAAGGCGTGGGAAATCATGGACGAGCTGATGGACAGTTTGAAAATCGTGAACGAGCGTGTCTATAATAGCGTCATGCGCAAACTGGGAAAATAAATTGCAGATGGAATTACAGATGCGCGTCAAAAAATCGTGTAATACCAATGCTTTTACTGTTTCAGTTGCGGGTTCGACTCCCGCCGCCTCCACCATTAAAAAAACCTCGCAGTCTCAACGGC